CTGGAACATCGTAAAGCCTTTATTGAATCAAGTCTCGGGCATTTATTCTCTTATGGAGATTTTGCCTGGGACGGTAACCTAGCTTACCAATTTTTAATTGGTGCTTGGTATAAGGGGTATTCTACTGGCTACCTTGACAATGTCAATGTAATCAAGCCGATACCCGCTCGGATTATTACCGTTCCAGAACCTGGAGGTAAAGTCCGAATTGTCACTACCACAAAGTGGTGGGTGAATGTTCTCCAACAACCATTAGGTCATTGTTTTCGAGAACTATTGTCTAAGATCCCTGAGGCCCATTTTGGGCTCAAGCGATCTGAACAGGCTTGGCAATTCTTAAAGATTCTTGCCAAGACTAAGGCAGCAGGTTGCTGCCTTTCTAGTGACCTCAAAGAGGCCACAGATGCTTTACCTCGACAGCTTATGGCTGTCGCTTTAAAGTCATTTTTCCTCGGCTGCGGTCACTATACTTCGTATGTTGAACTTGCGATCAATCTACTTTGCTCAGCAAGGCAGATTGAAGCCGGAGATTTATTCCTCTCACTTAGCTATGCTACAGAGAGAGGGGTGTTAATGGGTGAACCCCTTACAAAGGGGGCTCTTACCCTATATTCGTTAGTTGTTGAGCAACTTGCCCTCAGAAAATACCTGAAAATCGGGTTATCTGAGGTACTAACGAGACCAGACTATGTGGCATTCGCCGTTGGCGGAGATGACCATATAGCCGTCGGACCTGAGGAATATTTATTAAATATTACTCACTTCCATAAATTATCTGGGTCCATCTTGAGCCCAGGTAAACATGGTATTTCTCGCTTATGCGTTAAATATTGTGAAAAGTTGTTACTGGTTAGCCAGTTTTCAGCTTTTAAAGACTTTGGTGTGAAGTGGAATGCCGTTGACAATCCACTGCACCCCTATGTCGATTCTTTGAAAGTTCGGATTTTATCCCCACTGACAAAGACACTCGACGTCGTTTCTGACAGAAACGTCGCGATCGGGAAGGGCCATGTTCTCGGAAATACTTTCCGTACACAGCTCTTCGAACCTTTCTATTCCATTAAATGGAAGAAGATTGTCAGGGAGAGATTCATACAACGTATGGGATCATTCCTCCCTGGTAGAGAGCGACGTAAGTCGCTCTTTTATCAGCTCCTCCTACCTTTTAGGTTAGGGGGACTTGGTTTATGGTTTAAGGATGAACTTACAACCATATATGCCAATGTTCCGGGCCCTACAAGGGACGTGATCAACGGCATGATGGAGGGGCAATTCAGTTTAATGAACCGATATTTCCTCACCAGACTTGTTACGAACTCCTCTTTTAGAGGTTATAGTTCGTATCAAGAGTCATTAGCTAACCTCAATGTTACATTGAAGGTTTTAGCTAGAGAAGGTCCAGCCGATCTCAGAGAGATCGACCGACCAATCTTCAGTTACTACGAAGCCTTGTCAATGGCAAGACTTGCGGAGCCACTGTGGACAGAGTTCGATGCGATGGATGCTATTCATTCTTTGAAGATAGAATCTATCGACGAATTCTATAATCGTTGTGAAAGACCCACGGTCTTCACGTCGATCTTAATGGGTCAGGTTCAACCTAAGCCATTTAACACGGTCC